TTTCTTCACGATTGTCAATGTATCATCTGCTTGATCTACAATATCACTATCTTCGCTATCATCTATATGAAAGTGATCATCTACTACTTGTAGATCAAGAACACCAGCTTTTTCTAATTTATCTATTACCATATCAAACCAATATGGATTTGTTTTATTTCTAACTATCACTTTTACATAGCAATTTGAAAATTCTGACGCATCTATATTAGTAACAGTAGAAACATCTTTGTCTAAATCATCGTAATGATATTTTTTAAAAATAGAATACGGATTAAGAATAAATTCTAGTTCTCTCGTTTCTGTGTCAAAAATATGAAAGCCTTTTGGATCATTGAAGTCAACCCAAGTATATTCGCAAGGCGCTCCAAGGTAGAAAATATTACGATTACTAGACCTATGATGATAATGCCCAGAACAAACAACATCAAACTTATTGAAAATGTTAGGATCATCACCATGGGAAGCACCAGACCCTCTATACATCTCAAAACCAGAGAGTTCAAGATGCCCCATACATATTTGAGCATTTGTATCATCAATTGCCTTTAGTGTTTGTTCTCTGTTTTCATCACAAATCCATGGAACAAAAAGCATCTTTATTCCATCAAATTCTACTTCTTCTGCAACATTATCATAAAGAGTGATGTTATCATATCTACCCTCAATAACATATCGAAGAGCATTTACAGAATTAGTATTCTTAAAATACGTATCGTGATTTCCAGCTATAATATGTAAGTTATAATTACTCACTGGTTGCAGAAAATCTTCATGCAATCTTTTAGCAGTATAGATGTTAATATATTTTCTTCGATCTACGATATCACCAAGATGAATAATATCTTTAATGTTTTCTTCCTCTAGTCTTGGAAAGAAAACATCATCAATAAATCTTTTCATATAATCATGGGAAGCTATCGAATCATTTCTAATACCGAAAGTGCGTGTCAGTTATAAGTGCTATACGCATCACTGACTCTCCTTTACATTTTTAATAGGACCATTAGTACCAACTCTCTTCAACGCTTTGCCTTTCTAAAATGATTATTCGGATTCTTCTTGTCTTGCTCAAGTACCATATTGCAATAGTCACGAATAGCTTCTAAACGAATCATATAATTGTTTTTAGCATTTGACGTATCTCTACTCTTAGCAAAGTTTTCAGCAACGTCAATTACAATCTGTGGTACATATACAATCATTTCTTTATTCATTGTCTTTTGCCTTCTTAGCTTCAAATGATGCTACAAGATCATTCATATAATCATTATCTAATGTTACATTGATAGGATAACTAAAAACGTCATCAGGCTGACTTTCGTTTACGCTACCCTCTAATACAAGGTTCTCTAGTGATTTCTGCTTAATGTATAACTGTTTCTTTTCTTTCTGAATTCTACGCAAAAACGCATAGTAAATGATTTGCGTAAAATATGCAAATGGATTTTGTGATTTCTCTGGATCGAAGTTATGCATGTAGTTAATGCAGTTTTCAATCCCATCAGAAATCATTTCTTCTCTGAACATATAGTTTACAAAATTTGCTTTTGTCGATAACTTATTTGCAATTTGCAAAATACATAAACCAACATACTCAGGTATAGGAGGAGGAGAAAGACCATTTGTTTTTCTTTCTTCTACATCTCCTTTATACTGAACTAAAACTGTAAATAGTTTTTTATTATCAACGTAATGTTTTGCCATATCAATGTATTGTTGTATTGGATGGAATAATATCATCTTCATCGTTTTTCTCTAATACATTAGAGATGAACTTTGAGAGTCTACTCTGTCCTTCTACAGCACCTTTCAATCCATAAGTAAGTTTCATTTCACGCTTGCTTTCATAAAAAGCAACCATCTCAAAATAATAGTCTATTAAATCATTTTCAGGTGTACCTAAAAACATAATTTTATCTTTGTTTATTTCAACAATATCACTTTCGGTAAATGGAAATATTTTATGTGCTAGAACATTATTTCTAACCATTTCGTTTGGTGTTAGAGCTAATGGCGATCTAGCTATAAACGCATCATCAGTTTCAGACATTAAATCTGCTACTAATGTTATTCCATTCTGCATTGTAAAAACGAATACTGGCATATCTATACCTTATAATTATACATTCTATAGTCAAAATTTTCACTGTTGTATATATTAACACGTTCCATCAAATGTTTCAACGTAAAATTTACATGTGACTTCCATCTAAGATCGTCGGCTATATCGTATAGCACTGCTGATGTTTTTGTATCCGACTTTCTGAGACCTCTACCAATAGATTGTAGTGTTCTTATGCGAGACTTGGTTGGGGAACTAAACACGACATTATGAAGATTACGAATATTGATGCCTGTTGAAAAGGTTCCATAAGAAGCAACAATAATAGCATTTTTGCTTTGCTCAGTAATTCTTCTAACTTGTTCACGATCTTCAGCCTCAGTACCTCCAAATACAAACATAAGTTCTCTATCATTATTTGCATCCTTCATCATTTGATATAGTAGTCTACCATGCTTTTCTACAAATTGAAATAGTACTAGTGTGTTTCCTTCAAGATTAGTGCATAAATTGCATAAAAATTTATTTCTTCTTTCATTTCTTACAAGAAAGTCTACTTCATCGTGGTACGAAAACTTCTTGGCATCTTGTTTCTCTGCATCTGTATAATCTAGTACTATACACTTAATTTTAAAGTCTGCTAAGTGTTTTTTCTCTATCAGTTCAGCAGTAGATATTACTTTATGAACGGGACCAAATAGACCTTCCAATACCATTTGATTTGTTAAAGAACCGTCAAGTGTTCCTGTGAAACCAAACTTATACTTGGTGTTTATAGTTTTTTCCATAATTTTAGTAAGTGACTTTGCTTGGAATAAATGAGCTTCGTCACCTATGATCATTTCAAATTGTTCGAAATAGTCTTTAGGAAGTTTGTATAGCGATTGCCATGTTGAGATTGTAAATTGTTTATCGCTTGATTTATCAACACCACCAGTGATTCTATGAATATTTCTAGCAGAGTCAAAACCGTATTCACAAAAATCAGAGGATAATTGATGAACCAAAGAAGTAGTTGGAACAATAATAAGAGTGCGTACATCATAATATCTCGCTATTAAGTATATAATAAATGACTTGCCAGAAGCCGTTGGTGATAGAAGCAATGACCTCTCATTTGTGATTGCATGTGCAAATGCTTCTAACTGATAGTCTCTCGGTGCAAACGGTGTTTTTAAATTTTTAACAAACTCTAATATTTCACTTGACTTGATATTCTGGTTTTGGTATAATGATTTGTCAATTGTTGAAATATAGTTTCTTGATTCTAAATTACTTACAAGATTATCTAATAGACCACGATACAGGAGTTTGGTGTTAACATTGAATAATCTTATCTTTCCATCCCAGAACTTAGCTTTATATGATGGATGAAACTTAGCAGATGGAACAGTGAATGTGAAAAGATCAGATATCTCCATAGCAATAGATGGATCACAATCTACTCTAATATAAACTTCATTCACTTTGGTAATGTTAACTTTATCCACCTGTCCTGAATCTTTCATGATCAATATAATTTTTTACTTGAAATGTTCTATTTGCTACAGTCTTTAATATAGATTCTAGTAAATCTACTTTCTCTTGCTGCAAAGCAATCTTTAAATTTAACTTGATTATATCTGAATCTGCATCTATGTATTGTGGTACATCTGATTTGAGAAGTCTCTTTAGAAAAGGTTCCCAACCATTATCTTGTAATTCTTCATGAGATAATTCACCTTTATAGTATTCAGACTTTAGTAGTATCAATTGCTTTTTTTCTTCAATATACTTACGAAGAAGTAATCTCTCTTCAGAGAAAATCTTGTAATATTTAAAGTGTAATTTTGGAACATCAGTAGATGCTTGACTAATATTTGTTATATCAATTACACTGTCATTAGACCATAAATCGAATATTTCTTCTATCTTCATTTCTATCTCCACATAAACATCTTATAATATAACATTAAATCGATACTAAGTCAATCTATTAATTGTCATGATTTCAAATTTAAAAGATGCTTGTGCAGTAATATATTCTACATCTGTTTCTGCTGTAGAAAATCTAAGATTTGATAAACTGATAGGAAACATTCTTTGAAATTGATATTCAATATTTGGTCTATACGCACTATTTAGTATTGTTAAAGTAGCGTCAGAATGAATGCCAGCACCAGATACTATAGGCGCATCTCTAACAACAGAGTGTTGAGAAAATCTTTCTGGCGCAGCATTAGCAATTATCCAATCATATATTTCTTGATAATTGCGCATATCTTCATCTACTTTAAATGTAATATCAAAATCACCATAATTAATAACGCCACTTCCAGGAACATTTAATGTCTGAAATGGAGTCCTAATTGGAATAGGTTCTACACTCAAGGAAGGAACACCAGCTTCTGTAAGAAAGAAATTCACATTGGGCGATCTTTTGAAAAAGAATCTAAACCCAAGTGGCGATAAGAAATTTAAATTATCCGGTTGATTGTTTAATGCTGGCATATATAACTCCTTATCACATATTTCTAATATAAAACAAGAGTGGACCGAAGCCCCCTCTCTGTACAGTTAATCTGGATTCTTATTATTACATAAGATTTGCGACAAGAATGCGACGATAGTAGACGTTTACGTTCTGCACGAGTGAACCGTCAGAAGCAACAGCACCACGTGAGAATGGGTTAGCAACAACACCGTAGCGGGTCTTGAAGCCGATCTTTGGCTGGAATGTGTCCTGACCAACTGCACGAACCATCTGTAGTGGAACGTATGGGCAGTAGAATAGACCAGCATCGAATGCGTTTGCGCCCTTATAGCCAACGGTCATATAATCACCGGAAGCATATGGATCGATGTAAACACGAGTACGACCATTTAGAACACCAGCGAATGTGTTGCCAGTGTCATCAACCTGAAGGTTGTTGCTGTTAAGAGCAGGAGCGTAATCAAGAACACCAGCCATCTGTAGAGCAGAAGCAACGTCTGAAGAACAGATAATGACGTTGCCCTTACCACGACGAGTTGCCTTGGCAATTGCGTTAGAATCACGTTCTACCTGGAACATTAGACCCTTGAACTTTTCAACTGACCAGCGGCCATTGGCGTCTGTGTCAAGATCAAAAGTACCAGAATTTGTTGTACCAACAGTAGCACCGGGAGTAGCTGTTAGGTTAACAGTACGAATTACTTCACGGTTGATTTCAGCAAGAATTTCTGACTGAAGAATGTTGGCGAGCTCGGATTCAGCATCTAGACCATGGATTGCCTTTAGGTCCTGTGCTAGTTCCATGGTGTACTCTGCCTTTAGGGCACGTGACTTAGCAGTTACGGAAACCTTGTCGATTGAGAAGGCCATTTCAGCAAAACCGTTAGTTGTGTTTGAAGCACCTTCAGCAGTTGCTAGTGACATACCGCCACCAAAGTTATAAATTGCTGAGTTACCAGAAACAGCAACAGTGGTGTTACCACCTGTCTGTGCTTCGCCTAGTGTGGTGTTGCCAGCAACAACAGTAGCAAATTCAGTGTTTGCTTCGTTGTAGAAGGCTTCTGTACCAGTCTGGTTGCCATAGTGTGAACGCATGGCGAAGATTAGAC